CACCTTGGCTTGCTGCAGCGTCAGGTTCTGGATCTCGAGGTACGGATATGAACGCTTCGATATGCCGAACTTGGTTTCACCGCCAGGATCGCCGATGCCCGGCGTATAAAACCCTTCGTGGCCGATCAGGCGGTCGAAGGCTTCATCGAACGTAATGGTTTCAGTCTTCACTCTTTTGCTCCATCTTCAACAACCTTTGCCCCGGTCACGTTGCCCTTTTCGTCCTTCTCGAGCGTCACCGTCTTGGAAACTGCACCGCTCTTCGCGTCGACGTTGAACTCGAAGGTCATGTTGGGGATAACGGGGGCAGCAGCGGTGCTTGCCGTCTGACTGCTGGTCTGCTCCTGTTGCTGCCTCTGAGGAGTAACGTTGAGCGTAGTCGTACAGCCAGCAAGCAAGAGAATGAGCAGGTACTTCATGATGCTGCTACCAAAGAACCTGAGAACATGATCGCTGATGCTGTGAGAGTGCCGCTCCCAAGCGGGCGCACCCCGAGCTTCACTTTCTTTCCTGCACTAAGGAACAGGGTCAGAGATACGGTCGACACGATGTCGCTGAAACCACCTGATGCTTTGTATACAAATGAACCAATAGCCTCCTTTGCAAGAGACCCTGTGTATTGGTCTGTGGAAAGCCATGCCTCTGCGAGTTCCAAGCCGGAAGAACTAGAATTTACAGTTACCAGTCCAGTAAATTGATAGACCCCGTCTACAGGTGCGGTGAAGGTATACCCAGTCTCATTATTACCAAAATCAAACCGAGTAGTGGCGGGCACGCCCGAAATATCATTATCTGTACCAGAGTTAAGTGGCCCAGATACCGCAGAGTTGCGAACACTGAATGCACACCCAGCAGCAGTTAGCTTTAAAGGTGCCTTCTCTGCATCCAACTCCTGAATCGCCGCCTGCACGTTGGTCGCAGCAACGGTGCCCGAAGGAGTGAAGCTGGTTCCGGCAGCCGTCATAGCGGACACGGGCGCGCGGCTGGTATCAGTCGGGTGAACGTGGTCGTCACGGGAAGCGGCTGTTCCCGCGCCTGCATTGGCCGCACCGTCCATGACCGGAAGCGCGTTGGACAGCGAGGCGGTTTCGTTCTTCACCTCGACAATGGCATCCTGCACGTTCGTAGCTGCAATGTCTCCGGTGGGCGTGAAGCTGGTTCCCACAGCAGTGCTGGCAGACAGCGGCGCCTTGGCGGACAGCCCGACCTGCGTTTCCAAGTCGAGTTCTTCAATCGCCTGTTGAACGTTGGTCGCCGAGATCGTGCCCCCGGGCAAGAAGCTGATGTTGGCCGCACTGTCCGCAGCGACAGGAACGGCGTAATACCAGCCGTCGGGTTGCGTCTGCCCCTCCAGATAGAGCAGCGAACCGCCGACCGCAACAGCCGTCATGCTCTCGACACCGGTTGCGGGATCACGCACCTGAATGTTACCGGCCACCGACACGATGTAGAACTCGCCGTTGGTGTAGTCGGTCGTCGGATACGCTTGCGAAGGGTTCAGACCGGTCGAAGCGTCATAGAACCCGAGCAGGATGGTTGCAGAAATAGGCACCTGCGACAGCAGCACTTTCCCGTTCGCGTCCAACTGTGGAATACCAAACGGCACATTGGCGTGAACGACCAGTTCCGGCACGACCGGGTTGGTGCTGTTGATCGAGATCATGTTGTCATCGCTCGACGTGATCCCGGTCAGTGCCGTCACCTGTGTAGCATCATCAATCGCCTTGATATAGTAATCGAGGGCGATGTTCTGTGGACGGGTTTCACCCTCACCTGTGCTACCTATTGCTAGTCCAGTTGTGTTCCCGGCCACAGCCACAGCCGGTTGCTGACTGTCGGTGTTCGGCGCGGCATTCTGGATGCTGATTCCAGTTCCCGAAGTACCGCCCGGAACAGGCCCGGAAACATTTGCCGACGGATGCAACGCCCAATTCAGGCCGACAGTCAGATCGCCCGTTTGAGTAGTATGGGAGTGCCCCGGGTCAGTTACACCGTGACTGTGGGCAACAGTTGCGTGAGCGTGCGCGACTTGAGAAGCGCCGTGGCTGTGACCGGGGTCTTGGACAACGTGGGTATGCAACTGGATCGCGCCGGTCTGCGTGCTGCCAAGCTGACGACTGTCGCCCCGACCACGCACGAACCAGTCACGCATGTCGGGCACATTGAACGTCGTCGCACCATCACCCGGGCCGAAAGTTGTACCAATGGCGGCGAACAGTGCGGCGTAAGTCGTGCGGCTGACCGCCTGCCCGTTACAAAGCAGATAGCCGGCAGGGTTGGACGCCGAGGCAAACGCGAATACCGCGCCCACCGGCATCCCGGTAGCGTAGGCAAGGAACTGTTCCAGATACTGCTTACTGACCGCTTCCCGAGGCTGCGTCGGGGGCGCGTTCCGCAGGATCAGGGGGCCGACCATCGGGGCGCTACCGTCACGCGGCAAGCTGCCGGTCATGGCACTAGCCAAGTCGTCCAGCGTTGTGTTCGCCCATGCTGACTCAACAAGCTCCCCGGCACGAACCGGGGGCAGCGGTAGGGTGTATAGACCTTGACTGTTACGCGGCATTATTTACTCCTCGTATTGAGTGGCTGCAGCAGCACCCAGTGCAGGTGCAATTTCATGTCCAGATTGCAGTTGCAGCCGCAGTGCACGCTGGAGCATCGTATTACCAGTTAGGGTGCTTTGGCCAATTCGTGTAGCACCTGCAGTACCTGCAAGCAAACCAGCAATAAGCTGCGGTAGCGCGCCCATATATGCGGCTCCACCAGTACCAAGTACCAAACCAGTCAGTCCAGGGCTAGAAATAGTGCGAGCCCCTGGTGAATTGGGGATCACGGCTTCAGCAGTTCTTGCAAGTTCAGCAGTTGGCCCTTGTAAACGCGAGATTGGCTTCTTGTCACGCAAAGACATAGCTTTAGACAACCGTTGTGGCGTGACGACCATCTCAGGACTTTTTGAGGCAGCATCATTTAGAGCAATAAGCCCCCGAAAAGACTTATTAGCACTCGCCAGACGCCCTTGCTGTTCTGCGGGGAGGCGCGCTTCAATACCTTGGCGCAAACCAAGTTGAAGCTCTTGCAAAGAGTTTGCAAGCTCAGCTGTTCCTGCGCCGCGCTGGTAACTACGAATGCGCTCACCAAGTTCCGTGTCAAGGCGCTTAAGCTGCTCACCCGTGTAGCTAGCAAGGTTTGGTGCGCGGTCATTATAGACCCGCGTAATAACCTCACGTTGCGCATCAGTTAGGTAGCTGTTATCTAACGCGCGCTCTAATCCACTTGCAAAAGCTTGTTCTGAAGCAGTACGACTAGTGGGACCGCCTGCCGCAGACAAGCCTGGAGTGCGAGCTTCTGGACGCACGTGGTCGAGCACATTATGATAGATACTACTCACGTGGTCGTTTGCAGCATCAAGCTGCTCAAAAGGCGAGCCGCCAACTTTTGGCATATCTGGCACAGCACGATGCACCATGTCAGACGAAAACTCATTCATAGCACGACGCCGTGCAGCTTTGGTTACTTCACCAAGACCTGGAACTCCCGTAAAGAATTCTTCAACAGCCCGTAACTTCGGTACAGCCATACCAACAGTAGGCTGCACTGAAGTTGCATCCATTAGCTGACGTGCTTCATGGCTAACTCCAGGTAACCCACGAGACGCAACAGAAGTCAGTGCATGCCCTACACCAGCACCTGCGCTTCCCCACAAAGCACCACTAAGTTCTTTACCAGCAGGGGCATCTGCAGCGCCAATAACAGCATTACCAGCTACTTGGGGGAGGAAGCCGCCGGGAACTGCAAATGCGGGTGCTGTACGCGCAATATCTTGCGTGAACTTCTCAATACCTGTTTCAGGCTCTGGTAGACCTGCTTTAGTGAGGTACGCGTTAAGCACTTCAGTCGAAGGCTTGAAAACCTCGCGGCCAGCAATCGCATTAGCTGCTTTACCCAGTACATTGCCGCCAAGCGTTACTGGAGAAGCAGCAGCGTTAATAGCAGCACGCCCAGTCAGACCGAGCTGCCGTAAAGCTGCATTTAAAGCGCTTCCGGAGGTACTTTCGGTGGCCGCTGTCGCGTCAGAGCGAATGTCCGGAGGTGCAGACATACGTGCGTTTCGCTCTGCTTCGGCACGCGCACGAAATTCGAACTCTTCTTGCTCAGTCATTTGTTTTGCCTCCGCAGCCATTCTTGATAGCGTGCTTCTTTGTCCGGATCAAACTTTGGTACTACACCAGGCATAGGTGCAGTAGCAGTACCTGCTGGTTCTGGAAGCGTCAGATTGTACTGCTGCTCGAAGTTACGCTTTTGACGGTTGAGTGCTGCACGTACTTGTGAGATTTGTGCATCAAAAGATTTGCTACCCCGCATAACACCTTTAGCCATTCCAAGCGCACCAGTAGGGTCCGTGAGCACGCCCTCCAAAACTTGCATGTCAGGACCAGTAATCGCACCAAGCTCATATGCGCCCTTAAGCTGCATACGCAAATCCCCAAAAGCAGAGGACAATGCTGCGCGCTTCTCGGGGGTAAACGCGTCCAAGTTTTGTGGGTTATATTGTTTGAGCAACGTCTCATAGGCATTCAAGCCACTTTCAAGATTCTGAAGTGACGATTGCATTTTCTGAGCTTGTGTCGGCAATTTTGCGCCTGCTGCACCAGCGCCTGGAACTTTACCGATATTTTCGAGTGGGTATTGTTCCCTGGTGCGCATATCGACCAGATAGCCCTTGCCATCCGGGCTATAGGCAATCTGCGTATGCGGAGCAGGCGCGGGACGCAAAGATGCAGCGACGTGCAGCAAGTCCTTCCTACCTTCCAGCTGCATCTTCGCCATTCGCTCTTGGAACTCCAGCCTTTCCTGTTGCGTGGCGCGGTTCTCCGTCATCTTTATCTGGAGTTCCTGCATACGATCGGCAGCCCGCTGCTCGGCTTCTGCCTGCTTCTCGGGAGCGAGCATCACCTGTTGCAGTGCGTAATTCTGCACGCCCTCCATCCCGCGCGGCGCGTTCATCCCCCAAGCGGTCATCGCCTGTTGCAGCGCACGGGGACTCTTGCGAACCTCGGTAGGCACGACAGCCGCCTGCGTGGGGCCGAATGCCTGCTCGGGACTCGCCTGTTGAATATCGCGCGTTTCAGTGGCGGAAGGCATCTGACCGAGCCAGTCCTGCCGTTCTTGGTTCTGACGCTGTTCCAAGTCAGCTTGACGACCACGCTGATATTGCCCAATACCAGAGCCGGCGAATCCTTCAAGGAAGTTCTGCCACGGATTTTTGGTGACGTAGATTCCACCAACAGTCTGCCCACCAGTGTCCAGCGACTTCTTGCGAAGTGCGTCCGCATAAATCAGCTGGTTCTTGATGTCTTCGGCATCAGAATCGAGGATAGGGAGAATACTGTTATTTGCCATGATTACCTCAGATAGTAATCGGGAAGATTATTGACCATTCCTGCTTGGGAACCACCACCGCCGCCGAACATGCCCATCAGACCCGAGCCGATTGCACCGCCAGCAGGGCCGCCGAGGAACGACCCCGCGATGCCGCCGATAGTGCCGAGCAAGCCGCCCTTAGAAGCGTTCTTCGCGTTGGCGGCATTGACCTGAGACTGGTACTGCTGATTGTATGCCTGCATGTAATCGGGCACCTGCATTTGTGCTGACTGGTAGCCCGCAAACTGCGGGGTAGTCATATTCTGACCAAGACCCATCAACCCCGACAGTTGTCCTAGATTGGCAGTGCGTTGTTGCAGAATGTCTTGAATCCCTTGTTGGTGCAGTTGGTTCTGCTGACCGAACATCGTGTTGCCCTGCTGAATGCCTGCCTGTGCGCCCATCATGGCCGAGCGCGCAGCGGCATCAGCCAACTGTTGATTCATGGTCGTACCGGCTTGACTGCCAAACTCGGGAATACCCATCGCGGCGGCACGGGCGCGTTGCGCATTGGCTTGTCGGTCAAGCTGCGGCTGTGCAAGCTGATTGTAGAGGTCGGTCGCCTGCTGGTTGAACTGGCCGACTTGACCCATTCCCGGAGCACCGGAGAAATCAATCTGCGACGTGTCCAGCCCGCCGAGCATACCGCTGCCCATGTTGGCGATCTGTTGCTGGTTCGCCTGCTGCTGGTTGAAGATGTCCTGTTGCGGCTGGTTGAAATCAACAGTCTGCGTCCATTGTCCGGTAGTCGGGTCTTGCTGCCATGTGAGCGACCCCATTGGATTGCTCTGGTTGGAGCGAATCCCCTGCATGGTTGTGTCATAGGCTTTCTGGTTTGCCGCCTGCTGCATGCCCGTTGCAGCACTCATGTCATAGGTCGGCATACTTGCTTTTTTCTTACCCATTTTCGCTCTCCAAGAAGCGACAATTCTCGCGCTTCAAAATAAACACAATCATGTCTTCAGGAAATACGCCGGGGATTCGTGCCTGTTCCCGAAAGCCCATTTTCTCGACAAGACGAATGCTACGCTCGTTGTCCTCAGAAATGAACGCGACCATCTGTTCCGCTCCCATCTGACGGAAGGGATAATCAAAGATCGCCCGCACGAACTCTTTGGACATCGCGTAGCCACCTTCGACAGCGATGGTGGCGACCACCGAATACCCAGTAAAGTGCTCATACATTACGCCCGCCACCAACTTGTCCTCGAACATTTGCCCAAGCGCTGTGCAGTCAGACGCTATGGAACAACTGGTCTTTTCCATGACCCATGGGGCGATCAGTTTGATGTCAGTCGAGATCACATCACACCGCCATTCTCGTAGAGCCAATCGGTGTTCGTCCAGTAAGTCTCGGACGCGGAAGTGCCCAGCAGCCGCAGACTGGCGTTGACGCCAAGTCCTTCAGCACCAAGCCAGTCCATGTAAGTGCGCAAGCCACCAGCCCAGACTGCCGTGTCCCACAGCCCTTCGTCCCACTTACCCGGAGTATACGGGTCAAAGCTAGACGCACCCAACTGGGAATTGAACGAGTAATTCACATTGACTGCGTAGGAAATGCGGAACTGCCCCTGCGACACGATGACAGGGCGAACCAAGTGGAATTGTTTCTGGATCGGGCCTTCATTGAAGAAACTGAACGTGGTCTGCGCTTCCCACCGGATTTCAGCGCCAAGCGTCACTACACCCGCATTGGACACTACCGCGTCGTCTGTGGTCTGCTCCCATGCCCGGTAGACCGCACCGAAACTACCGTAGAAGGGCAACTGTTGATGCAGCTCCCAACAGTTTGCCTCGTAACCAAGGAACTCGCTCCATGACTTCGTGATGTCATTCATCACGAACTGATAGGACAGCGTATCCGTGATCGGCACGTTGACCATGACCATGTTCGCGCCGGGGAATACGAACGGCTGCCAGCCGAACTTGTCCTTGTGCATCGTGGCAGCGTTGCTCACCAACTGTTGAATGTACTTGCTCTGGTCGCCCTCGGTCGGATTCACCTTGGTCGACTTGAGCAGGTTCGACAGTTGAACAACGCCGAACTGGGTCAGGATAAGGATGTCGCCACCGTACCGGCAGGCAGAACGACGACCCAAGGGTGCCCCGGCAAAGTAGACGCCCTGCAGGTTCCACGTGTCTATGTTGTCCGGGTCAATGCCTTGGTAGATGCTAACTTCCCCCTCCGAGGAAATGGCTGCGATGTGGTCATCCGCGCCGTTGCCGTCATCAATCGTCCAAGTGATGATCTGCGTCAAGTAGCCACCGCGCGACCAGTTAGGGCCGAAGTCGAATTGTTTGGCAACACCTGTGATCTGGTCGGGCGGCAGGTACCACCCGTTCGTGCTGTCTTTCTCGACAAACCACAACCGTTTCTGGTGCGGGTAGACATGAATCAACTTGGTTGGATCGACGCCGCCAATAGTGTTGCCAGTGCCATCACCCGGACCAACCGAGGTAATCATTCCGTCCGGCTTAATCCAGAGCAGGTCATCTGCCCCATTGACGCCCACACCATGCACCCCGGCGGCATTTGGGAAATTCGTGAATTGCCAGCGAGCATTTGCAAAGCCAGTTAATTCGGCGGGTGGGTTGAAAGTGTTAGCCGCAGTAATGTCGTAGATCGACCCTGTACCGGCATCATCGGCAAAGCAGTACAGCTTGGGAACGAGCGTATTATGGGAAAACACGGTCTCGACTTCCCCGAGGATACCAGTCGCGTGACGCACGTAGCCGCGACGCACTTGGCAACCGTAGGGCTGCGCGTACAGGT